GTAGAAGAAGATGACCTATTTAAAATTGCTGTTAAGTACGCTGAAAACAAAGTTGGAAAATGTATTCCAGGGAATTTACACAATTACGTGTTTTATTTCTGTGTTATTACAAATAGAATGGGAATACCTGAAAAGGAAGCTAAGAAATTTGTTGAAGAAAAACTAAATGTAAATATTACAACTAACTGTGTTGAATATCCTTATAAAGCATATAAAAACGATTTTGGTGTATTCAAACCTAAACCAAGACCAATATCAGATTCAAGTACAAATGTTGCCACAGAACGAAAATCTGAAACAATTGAGAATATATTCTTTAGATTTTTAGGATTTACAAAACAGTCAGAAAATATTCAGCTATTTAATTTTTATGTTTTCGGCAGTAAGACAATATTAAGTCTGCCTGCATCAAAGCTGAATAAATCAAATTTATATACTCTTGCACCGTTAAATTATTGGCAGACAAATTATCCTAAAAAAAATGGATTTGATATTGATTCTGCCGTTAATGCTATTATAGATAGTAGCAATAGAATTGGATATTTCAATCCTAACAAAATAAGAGGAAGGGGTGCATGGATTGATAAAGGTAGAATTGTTATTCATTGCGGTACACATCTGTTAGTAGATAATAAGCAGTTTGCATTAGGAGATATAGATACTGAATTTTGGTATGAATTACAACATCCATTAAATCTGACAACAACTAATCCTTTATCAAAAGATGAATCACATAAATTATTGGAAACATTACAAAAACTTTCATGGCAAAGAGAAGTAGACTGTCTGTTATTAGGTGGATGGGTAGCACTTGCTCCGATATGTGGCGTATTAAACTGGAGACCTCACATTTGGATAACTGGTGGTGCAGGTTCCGGTAAATCATGGGTAAACAGGGAAATATTACAGAAATTTACTAAAGATATAAGTATTTCAGTCCAGGGTAATACTTCAGAAGCAGGTCTAAGAGAATTTATTGGTAATGATGCCATCAATGTGCTATTTGATGAAGCAGAAGGAGAAAATGAGCATGCACAGATTCAGATTCAGAAAGTTTTACAACTTATGAGATCTGCTTCTTCATCAGATGGTGGTGTAATTGCTAAAGGTACCGGTAGTGGTGCCAAGACTTATCAGATTAAATCATGTTTTGCATTTTGTAGTATTGTTCCACAAGCAATTCATAATTCAGATCTAAGAAGAATAACAATATTAGAACTTAGAAAAGGCAAGTTAAATAATGAAAATTTTATTGAACTTGAAAAATATTTCAGACAATATGCCACAGAAGAATTTGTAAAAAGATTTCAATCAAGGATAATAAATCTTATTCAAAACATCTTAAAAACTATTGAAATATTTACCAATGCCATCACAGAAAAGTTAGCAAACAGAGCAATGGGTGATCAGTTAGGAGCATTATTAGGAGGATGCTGGCATTTAAGCAATGATAATATTGCAACTATTGATGATGTAATGAATTTAATAAATGATATTGATTTCTCAGAAGAACAAGGATTGAATGCAGTTACAGATGAAATGAAATGCCTGCAACACATATTAAGTATTCAGATTAGGGTAGATACAGACCATACCGGACAGCATACCAGGACTGTTGTTGAATTATTGGAGATACAAGATGCTTGCGTTTTTGGTGAATCAGCAGTTATAAATAGTAAGACAGCTGAAAAAGTATTAAAACGTAACGGAATAAAATTAGAAAATGATTTTATCTATATAAATCCTGATTCATCTATTTTGCAACAGTACTTAAAAAATACATCTTGGACCAAGAATTATGGACAAATTTTGTCCAGGATCAAAGATGCAGAAAAAGTTAAAAGGACCTATTACAGTACAGGTATTTTTGCAAAAGCTGTGAAGATTCCGTTCAAGGATATAATAAAGCAGGATTAATAAAACCGGAATATTCAGGATATTACTAATTATTTTATTTTTATAACTTTAAATTTTAATTATGACAAACGAAAGAGCAGGAAGAGCAGCAGACATGTATTTACTAATCTCATGTTTGAATGCAGGTATTTACGCAATAACACAACTTAATCCGGATGGCATGAATAGTCAGGATAAGATGTCTTATAAAAATCTTAGAAACTTTATGCAGAACTTTTTGAAAGGTCTTGAACGTAAAGTGACTAAAGAACAAATCAATGAATTATATAGCTATAATTTTGACAATGTTGGAGCAATGACAGAGATGATGGCAACCATTGCACTTCTTCCACCAACACAAGTTGAATGGTTTTCCGGAGAAGTACAGAAATTAGCTTTTGCAGCAGTAAACAGAGCAACATCAAATATTAAAGAAGAAAATTTATAATAATTTTTACTAAATTGCTAAAAATAAAAAAATTATTTTATATTTGTACTGCAATTCATTTTTTAAAGTTTAGTGGTAATTGCTCTGTGTAAAAAGCAGAGCATTTTTTTAAACAAAAAATTATATGTATCTAACATTTGAACAAGCATTAAGTAAGATAAAACCCAAAAAACCAAAGAACAGCTTATATGCTGAAACGAGAATAAGAATGCTAATCAAAGATGGCGAATTACAGGAAGCACATCCGGAAATATATTTAAAGCATGAAGATGGTAATTTAGTTAAATATGAAAATATTATCATCTCCAGGTTAGTAACTGAAAATTCTGTTAAACACTATATAGAAAAACGTAAACAGGCAAAATCACTATATGGTGTAATTCCTAAGAAATCTACTAAACTGAAAGCAGTATTCCTTGATGGAACACAGATAATTTTTGACAGTATTAACAATGCTCATAGGTTTTTTAATGTTGATACCAGGAAGATTACAAAATCATTCAAGAATAAGACATTTATTGAAGTTCCGATCCATGAGACAAGAAGATTTGATATTTCATCTGATATAAAAACAGAGAATGTAAGATTTTATTTAATTTAAAAACTTTAAGACATGAAAAACATCCTTTATCTATTACTAATTTTTATGATAATTTATTTGTTTTATATCCAATATGATGCAAATATATCATCTGAGAAACAACCGGAAGAAGTTGAAAAAACAATCCTGGAAGATTCTGTAATTATTGACAGCACAAAACAGAAAGATTCTGTAATTTTATATGAAACATCAGTAAAAAAATCTGAAAGAGAATTAGCTTTTGAACGTTATATAAAACGTTTTGCTCCGGTAGCTATCCAGGAACAGACAAAATACAATATACCTGCATCCATAACTCTTGCACAAGGACTATTAGAATCATCTGCAGGACAGTCTATGATGGCGATTAAAGACAATAATCACTTCGGAATAAAATGCACTAACAAATGTTTAGGATGTATATGTGCAAATTACGCTGATGATGACATATATGATATGTTCAGAATATTTGAAACAGCCTGGGAAAGTTACAGAGAGCATTCTAAGATATTATTGAATGAACGGTATAAATCATGCTTCAAATCAAAATCATATAAACATTGGGCAAAAGAATTACAACGTTGTGGATATGCTACCAGTCAGAGATATGCTAAGAATCTGATAAATATTATTGAGAAGTATAAGTTGTATAAATACGATAAATAACCGTACCTCAACAGCTTCCCATTAGAACAGCTTTGTGGTCTTATAAAAGGTGTGGCGAAAATGATGTTTCTTAAAATTCGCTGTATATATTGATAGGATCTATATTTACGACATCAGCCTTTTTTTATAACGGCTACGGCTATGTGCAGTAGCGGATTAAGAACACAAAACTTTAAATAACCGATAAATTATGATAGTAGAACAAATGTTAAAGAACGCACCAAAACCGCTATTGCATATAGCCGATGTTAGCAGTAGTGCTTTATTTCAAGGCGATTGCTTGGATATTATGCCTTTAATACCTGATAAATCGGTTCAGTTGATTTTAACCGATATTCCTTATGGAACAACAAGTTGTAAATGGGATGAAATAATACCATTTGATATAATGTGGAAAAACCTTAATAGAGTTGCTAATGAAAACACAGCAATAATTTTATTTGGAAGTGAACCTTTTACAACAAAATTAAGAATGAGTAATTTGGGATATTGGAAATATGACTTTATATGGCATAAGAACCAACCAAGCGGACAAATGAACGCTAAAAATATGCCTATGAAAGCGTATGAAACAATATCAGTTTTTTATAAAAAACAACCAATATATAATCCGCAAATGGTTGAAAGGACTGAAAAGAATTAAAAAGATTATCACATAAAAGTTTTGAAGGAACTTCTGAAAATACGGTTTATGGGGATATAAATAGAAAAAGCCTAAATAGGTATGAACATTTGCTAAAATACCCGACCAATGTAATTAACGATATTAAGTGTGTTTTTAATAGGAGTGGCGAAAAGGTTAATCACCCTACCCAAAAGCCAATTGAACTAATGAAATACTTTATTAAAACCTACTCAAACGAAAACGATATGGTTTTAGATTTTACAATGGGAAGTGGAACAACTTGTTTAGCTGCAAAGGAGTTGAACCGTAAATTTATCGGTATTGAAAAAGAACCTAAATATTATGAGATTGCTTGTCAGCGATGCGGTTTTTAGCATTACCGCTAACTAATCGCTAACCCTCACGTTATGGCGGATATTTTTCACAGAGGGACATCAATGTCACTCTGATAACTTAAAACAAACAATATGACAGCAGTAGAATGGTTAAAAGAAAAACTTCCATCTTTATTTTTAGATGATTCAGGGCATTATAAAGAATTGTTTCAGCAAGCCTTAATAATGGAGAAAGAACAGATACTAAAAGCCTATGACAAAGGTTATGATGATGTAGATGTTTATGAACCTGAAAAGTATTTTAACGAAACCTATGGAAAAGACAACTCTTGATGAATTTTATGAAAAAGTAAAGCATTTAATACCGGCAGACATAACTCTGGTCGAACAATTTGTAAAAGCTTACTTTCAAACTAAAGAAAAAGAGATTGATCTATTAGTATCATTTCAAATTTATCTTCTCGAAGAAAACCTAATTGCATCAGAGGATTGGGATTACGCTGACGAAGCTCAAAAGTTTTTAAATACATTTACTTATGGAAAATAAAACAGCAGTACAATGGTTAATAGAAATGTTAACAGAATATAAGTATCTAAATAAAGATGCAGACCACTATTTTGAACAAGCCAAAGAAATGGAAAAAGAACAGATAATAGATGCTTTGTTTTTCGGCATCCACTTAGAATATAACAATATTGATTCACCATTGGAGAGAGCAGAACAATACTACAATGAAACCTATGGTAAAACTGCATAATATATACCCTATAGGGTATGATAACTCATTCAGTATAGAGTATTATACCCCTTAAGGTATAATATCTCACTCAAAAGATAGAGGTAGGGATGACTAAGCTATCCTCATAGAAAATAAGCATTGACAGCTGGAAAGACAGCACTTGTCGAAGTGATGAAACTGGCAAACATGCAGCACTTAAAATGCTGTGTCCTAAGGACTTATGGGTTCGATCCCCATCTTCGACACTAATAAATTTATTTTGAGTTTTCTCAATTTTCATATATTTGTATATGAAAGATCAAGGAGATAACGCAGAATTAAGATTTATGTTATTAAATCATAGTTTAGGATATATTGTTGCTAAACCATTTGGTGATAATGCAAAATATGATTTAATAATTGATACAGGAACAGAATTGCAAAGAATACAGGTTAAATCTACACAAAGAAGAGAAACTTCAGGAGCAAGAGATGCTTATAATTGTTGTGTTTGTTCAGGATCTAAATTTAAAGAAAGATATTCTAAAGAACATGTTGATTATGTAGCAGTTTATGTAATACCTGAAGATACTTGGTATAAAATTCCTGTAGAAGAAATTAAAGGAAAGAGTGTAAAATTATATCCTCATAGATGTCCTCAAAAGAATATTTATGAAAAATATAAATTACCTTCCCACCTCTGATACTAGTCAAGTAATGCGTAATGTGGAAATGGCATCACATCCTATAAGGTTGCATAGTTGTGAGTTCGAGTCTCATCTTGACTACTAAATAAAAATAAATATGAATTTAAGTAAAAACTTGACACTCTTTGAAATGATTAGGAGTGATATGGCTAAGAGAAAAGGAGTATCTAATCAACCTACTCCTGAGCATATTGAGAATATGAAGGTCTTAGCTGAGAAGATATTTCAGCCAATTAGGGAACATTTTAATACTCCTATTTATGTATCTTCTGGTTATAGAAGTTCAGCATTAAATAAGAAGATTGGAGGTGCTAAGAATTCTCAACATCTTACAGGTGAAGCTATGGATATAGATCAAGATAATACTGGTTCTAGTGTCTCTAACGTACAAATCTTCAATTGGATAAGAGCTAATCTTATCTTTGATCAATTGATTTGGGAATATGGAAACAGTAGCTCTCCTGATTGGATTCATGTGTCTTTTAGTACTTCAGGCACTAACAGAAGACAAGTATTGAGAGCCACTAAAGGTACCTTTGGAACAAGATATGCACAAATGTAGTTTAGTATTTATCCTTCTTCTAGCTTCTTGTAAGAAAGAATGTGAAACATGTACTCAGATGTTATCTGAGACTTATAAGCCTAAGAGAGAAGGATATCCTAAAACTACATCAATAGTATATAACTCCTGTGGTCCTGCAAATTATTGGATTGGGGAACAAGTAAAAGTAAAAATAGATACTCTTGGAGATACTATCCACACTAGAGTCCTCTCAACTGATTGTAAATGAGTAATGTAATAATACTAGAGATAGGTAAGAATTACTCTAACTTTGAGGAACTTGCCTATCTAAAGGAGAAGAATTACTGTCTTCTAAACATGGACAATTTTGTCTGGTATATTGGAACATGCTTAAATGATCCTTACCTTGCACAGCAATTACTAGCTAAGTATATGGGAATAACTCCTCTGCATGCTAATGTGATTGTTCAAATCAATAAAATATGAGAAACAAGATTAATTTGGACTTCAATGATTTACTCATTTGTCCAACACCTGCTTCTAATATAAGGAGTAGGTCTGAGTGTATTTTACCAGAAGTTCTACCTCTCTTTACAGCTCCTATGGATACTGTAGTTAATGAGAAGAATTTGCACATCTTTAAAGACTTTAATATTTGTCTACCAAGACTTAATAGAGGTCTTATTGTAGATGAAAATATCTTTTATTCCTATGGAATAGAAGAATTTGAGAACATATTTATTTATGGTAATCACAACTTTAAAAAAGCATGTGTACTAATTGATGTGGCTAATGGTCATATGAAGAGAGTACATCAAGCAGTTAAGCAAGCAAAACAAAAGTATGGTAGTGATTTAAAGTTAATGGTAGGCAATATTGCCCACCCAGAAACTTTTGAGATATTACAAGACTGTGGTGCTGACTACATTAGAGTTGGGATTGGTAATGGTGGAGGATGTTTGACTACTGTACAAACAGGAGTTGGATATCCTATGGCCTCACTAATTAGTGAGTGTAACTTTGTTAAGAGGAACTCTAAGATTATAGCTGATGGAGGCATGAAGAATTATGCTGATATTATTAAAGCCTTAGCCCTTGGTGCAGACTATGTTATGCTAGGTAGCATTCTAAATAGAATGTTAGAAAGTGCCGGAGAAACAGTTATGATTGATGAGATTACCCATAAGAGATTTAGAGGTATGTCCTCTAAAAGTGTACAGAAAGACTGGGGTAGAGATACTCTTAAGACTTCTGAGGGCATAGATAAGATGGTTCTTGTAGAGTATACATATGTCCAATGGGTATCTAACTTTAAAGATTATCTAAGGAGTGCTATGTCTTATACAGGATGTGGAACTCTTGAGGAATTTATTGGTAATGTAGAGATTATACAAATTAGTAATAACGCTTACAATAGATTTGCAAAATGATAAGAATTCATAATAGTTTAGATGAGATAAAGAAAATTGTTGATGAAGTTATGCCTCCTAAGAATAATCATTTGAAGGGAGCATTTAAGTTAGAGTTCTTAATTAGTAGTAATAATTGGGATTATGCACTTGATGAAATTGAGATTACATCTCAAAGAGGATTCTCATACTTTATTAAGAAAGCAACTCTTCAGCAAGAGATAGATACCCTTAAGAGTTATCTTGAGGAGCATTATGAGTATTATGATGACCATGCTCTTTGGAAGTACCAAATAGAGTTAAGGGAAAGAATAAAAAGATTAGAAGATGAAAATCAGATATGGATTTTGCAAGAGCTGTCAAAAGTCTCTCTTTAATTTTAAACATCATGAGATGGCTTGGTGTACTAATTGTGCTAAGTCTGCTATTGATGTTGAGGAGTTATACACCAGAATTATTGGAGATGCTGAACTCAGGGAGGGAAAAATTCAAGACCTGATTGAGGAGATTAGAGAATCTTTTACTTGGACATCCTTATATGATAAGGATATGAGGAGGATAGAACCTACAGAAAGACTTCTTAAAGATCTTGATACTGAGCATATTATCAATATTATTAAGCATCTTAGTGAGGCTAATGGTAATCCAAGAACTATAAACATTATGTCCTGCGAATTATTATATAGACATGGAGAAAAGAGTTTGGGTATATGATTTGGAGACATTAGACCTTTTTACTGCAACTTTTATTGATAGAGACTCTGAGGAAACCAGAGTCTTTGTCATTAGTAAGGATAAAGATGAGAGAGGGGAATTCTTTAAGTTTCTAAATGAGGAAGTTGCAGGACTGATAGGTTACAATAGTGTAAACTTTGATGGTCAAGTAATAGAATATATGTACAGGAATCCTAACTGTACTGCACAGGATATTAGGAGATATGCTCAGATAATAACATCTGAGGAGAACAGAAGACCTGATGTTGCTGAGTGGAACTTTAGGATACCACAATTAGATCTTTTCAGGGCTCTATCTCTCTCTACTAAAGCTAAAAGGGTAGGCTTGAAGTGGTGTGAGTATATGATGGACCTTGAGAATATAGAGGATATGCCTTCTCAAGGAGAGGGTGCTAATTGGGAAGAGATGGTGCTTTCCTATAATCTTAATGATGTCATTGCTACTAAGGAACTGTATACTAGATATAAACATGAGATAGAGTTGCGCAAGGCTATAACCTTGAGGGACAATGTTAATGTTATGAATAGTACAGAACCTGATATGGCTAAGAAACTATTTGGTAGATATCTATCCAGAGCTATGAGGATTCCCCTCAATGATCTTAGGAGTATGTCTACAAGTAGAGATGTAGTACATGTCAAGGATATTATCTTTCCTTATGTTACCTTTAATACAGAGAAGTTTAAAGATGTGCTAGCACACTTTCAGAGCCTCTCTCTTAAGAATAAGGATAACTTTGAGAAGATAGTAAACTATAAAGGTATTCCTATAGTCTTTGGCTTAGGTGGTATCCACGCTGCTCCTAAGAATAAGGTCTATGAAAGTGATGAGAATAGGATTATTAAGAGTCTGGATGTAGTTAGCTTCTATCCTAATTTGATGATTAGGAATAACTTATGTCCTGCACATCTTCCCAAGGATGTATTTCTTCCCTTATATGAGGGTTTCTTTAATGAGAGAAAGAGTATACCCAAGTCTGATCCAAGGAATTATATACTTAAAATTTTGTTAAACTCTACTTATGGTTTGACAAATGATGAGTATAGTTTTCTAAGGGACAGAGCAGTAACTCTTTCTATCTGCATTAATGGTCAACTCTTGCTAACCAAACTTCTTGAGATGTTAGCAGAGAAGATACCTTTAGAGCCTGTAATGATGAATACAGATGGTTTTGAGGTTAGAATTCCAAGAGCTTATGAGGAAATTTATCACTCTGTTTGTAAAGAGTGGGAATCTCTGACTAAGCTTGAGTTAGAGTTTGTAGACTATCAGAAGATGATAATCTCAGACGTAAATAACTACATAGCTATCTATACTAATGGTAAGACAAAGACTAAAGGTAAGTATGAGTTCAAGGATATTCCACTTCATAAAAACAAATCTCATTGTATTATACCTTATGCTGTTTATAATCATTGGGTTCATAATATTGATGTAGAGACTACCATTAAGGAGCACAGGAATATCTTTGATTTTTGTGCAGGAGTAAAGGCCAAGAGTTCTGCAGAGAGAGGGCAATCCTCTTATGAGTTGCATGCTATAGCAATACAAGATTTAAAAATAACTAAGCTTAGTAAGACTGTTAGATACTATATTTGTAATAAGAACCATGATGGCTATCTTATGAAGAGATACTCTATTGGAAGCTTAGAACAAGTAGAAGCTCCGGCTAGAAAGGGTAAAATCTTTAAAGCCTGGACTGTTAAATACTTCAATAAGTACTTTCAACCAAAAGATTTCTCAGATTATAATATTGATTATCAATATTATATAATGAAAGCTAATGAATGGATTACAGAATTTGATCAAAAACAATTATCTTTATTCTAATTATGTACAAGAAAGTGATTATACAGCCTTATAAAAGTGTTGGAATAGATGGTAAAACTACTGTTACTGGAAGATACAAAGACAATATTGGTGTAGGTAAATTTGAGACAGAAGAAGTCTATACACTAGTATGTACTATTTCCAAAGACATTGGTAACCAGAAAGAGCAAGAAGCATATGCAACTCTAATTTCTACTCTCTTAAATGAGAATAGAAAATATACATTGGAGTAGTATTTTATAAGAATATGTGAAAAAGAAAGAAAGTATTAAGCTTCTATCACTTAGTAAGTATAAAAACTTACATGATTTGAAGCAACAGCTCTATAGAAGTGCTAAGAAAAGAGCATTATCTAAGGGGCTGGAATTCAATATTGAACTGCGAGATATACACATTCCTAAGAAGTGTCCTATCCTCAAAGTTCCCCTAATATGTAGTACAAGGTACTCTCCATCCATAGACAGAATATATCCTGATAAAGGGTATGTCAAGGGTAATATTGCCATCATCAGCACCCTAGCTAATAGTATGAAGGCTAATGCTACCCCTAAAGAATTATTAATTTTTGCTAAAAACATTAAAAAGTATATGGATTTATATCAAGAGGTGGAAGTGGATGAACTTCCTGAACCACCAGATCCAGATGAGTTAATTAGACTAATGAATGAAGAGTAAGGATCAAAAACAAGCTGAGATTGTAAGTACTTGGGAAGACAATAATAGAGTAGGTCTCCTAACAGCAGTAGGTAGCTTTGGCAAAACCATTACTGCAATTAAGTGTTGTAAGACACTTCCAGAAGATACTGTTATTCATGTAGTTGTCCCTAGACAAATCTTACAGGAACAGTGGGTTAAGATTCTTAATGAATGGGGAGTAAAAAGGGCACAAGTCTTTGTTGTTAATACATATGTCAAGACTGCTATGGAAAGTGACTTTCTAATACAGGATGAGATACATATGTATAGCAATGATGAAGCTGTTGTCTTTAACCAAGCTGTGCTAAATAGCAAGTGGAAATATTTCTTAGGCCTATCAGCCACTATGTCAGAAGCCCATATAGAGACTCTATCTAAGAGAGGTATTACAGAGATCTGTAGTATTACTATGAAAGAGGCTCTCCAAAATCAATGGGTATCACCAGTTATAGAGTATAATAAGATGTTAGACTTTACAGAGCATGAAGCTAAGCAATATGCTGAAGCTAATAAGATGTATGAGTTCTACTTTAAGACATTCTATAATAGGTTTGATGATGTAATGGCATGCTTATCTCCTGCAGGTAGAGATGCTTATCTGTATAGAAGGAATCAAGGACTACATCCAACTAGTCCAGCATACCTAGATCCAGGTAAAGCTACTGTACATGCAGTACAATTTAATAGATGGCTTAAGAAGAGAAAAGACATTATCTACAATGCATATAATAAGTATGAAGAAATTCTTAATATTATATCTGAACATCCTGATGAGAGGTGCATTATTTTTAGTGAGAGTACTTCTTTTTGTGATCATCTTCACACTATTTTACCCAATAGTGTACTTTATCACTCCAAGATTACTACCAAGAAAAAGAAAGAAAACCTGGCCTTATTCCTAAATAAAGGAGTCCAGTATCTTATAGGTGCAAAGAGCGTAGATCAGGGATTTGATGATTCTTCAGTAACACTTGGTATTATAGCAAGCAGTACTTCAAGCTCTACCCAACACCGTCAAAGGTTGTATAGGGTAACTAGGTATGAGAAAGATAAACTCTCATATCTATATAATCTAGTAATAAGAGGCTCTCAAGATGAAAGTTGGGTTAAGAATAAACAGAAAGATACAAGAGCAGCAATAGTAATATGAGTCTTTTATAGAGGGGTTAGGATTTTTAAAAAGTAAATAAAAGACATGCTAGATTTAGATAAATGGGTGGATATTCTCGTGAAATATGATATTTCTGGCGAGGAACTCACCTATCTACTCTTGATTTATAACAAGAGGTTTGATTTGGTGTATAAGTATAGTAACTTTACACCAAAGGATGATGAGGTTAGACCAACTTCTGCTACTGAGAAGATGGTTGGTCAAAGAATAACTTTAACTTCTAAATATGGAGTTAAGGAGAATGTCCTTGTTAATGGTAATAGAAGTAGGAGAGCTATAAACTCTGAGATGATTCTATCTCTTGCTGAGAGGGGTCTAATTGAGCAAGTAATTCCCAGTACCAAGAATACATTCCAACTGGATTATTTTGAGGTAACTGAGAAACTTGCCAAGGAACTTTTCTTTGAGGTAGATAAGCATATTGATGAGCTTTATGAGGCTTATCCTGCTTTTACACTAATTGAGGGTAGACAAGCATTTCTAACCTCTGCAGACAGGAATTTGATGTCAGTACTGTATGCAAAGAACATTAAGAGAGACATCAAAACCCATGAGGAAGTAATAGCTAAGGTCAAGGCTAATTATGGAAACTTGAATATGAAGATAGAAAACTTCATTAAGAGCAAGTTGTGGGAAAAATTGACTATTGAAGAGAAGGTAGATAAAGTAGCTTCACTATGAATTTAGAAGAGAGAATACAAGCTGGCTTGGATGGTAAATTCCAAGGCTTATCTAATGGCTTCAAAAGAATCAATACTGAGATACATGGTATTCAGCGAGGGGTATACACCTTACTGGGCGGTTTATCAGGTACTTATAAGACTACTCTTGCAGACTTTATGCTATTAAATGCTATAAAGGATGCAGAAAGCAAAGGACTGGAAATCAATGTATTCTACTATTCTTATGAGATTGACGAGTTATCCAAGAAATGTAATTGGCTTTCCGTCATCATCAACAATAAATATGGTATTGTAATTCCACCAGAGGTTATTAAGGGTTTTGGTGATAATAGATTAACACCAGAACAATTAGAGTATGTCAAGAGGGAGATACCTACAGTAGAAGCTTTATTCTCTAAGATAAATTTTAGATGGAAATCTACTAATCCTACAGGTATCTACAATGAGATGTGGCAATATATGTCTCAGAAGGGTACTTTCACTTATCTAGATTATATAGATAAGGAAGGTAATCCTAAGAAGAAGATTGATAAGTTCATCCCTAATAATCCAGAGGCTTATAATATAGTAGTCCTAGACCATCTGCTCTTACTTCAAAAGGAAAGAGGCTTCTCAGATAAGGAAATTATAGATAAAGCTTCAGAATATATGGTAGAACTTAGAAATATGTTCAATGTTTCTTGTATCTTTATATCACAATTTAATGATGGCCTATCAAGCATAGATAGAGCCAAATTTAAAGGTGTAGATATATCTCCGCAAATTACTGACTTTAAGAGCTCTAGAAATCCATATGCAGATGCAGATGTAGTACTTGCTACTATGTCAGCTTTTAAGATGGATATGAGTACCTGTTTAGGGTATGATATTAATAAGCTCAAAGACAGTTTTATTATGCTGAAGGTTATCAAGAATCGCTTAGGTAGAGATAATATTGCTATAGGATTGCTAGCCAATCCAAAAGCAGGTAGTTTCTCAGAACTACCGCCTGCAAAATCTGAGGATATGCAAATAGTTTATGATTCAATAAATTAAGAAATGGAACTTCCAACAAGTAAAACAAAGGCCACTCTTACAGATCCTGGCAAGTTAATTATCTATAGTAAGCCTAAGACCGGCAAAACCAGTCTACTGGCAGAGCTAGATAATAATCTTATCATAGATTTGGAGAATGGTACTCAATATTATGATGCACTAAAGGTTAGTATTAACTCTGTGCAAGAATTAATGGACCTTATTAAAGCTATCATAGCTGCTGGTAGGCCATATAAGTATATCACTCTAGATACTCTAACCAAGTTGGAGGATTTAGCACTCCCATATGCGCTGACTCTTTATAAGCAAACTCCGATGGGTAAGTCTTATACAGGTGCTAGTGTGCTAGATCTTCCTAATGGTGCAGGTTACAAATATCTGAGGGATGCCATGACAAACCTACTGAATGCCATTTATAAGTGCGCAGATAGGGTAATTCTTCTTGGTCACTTGAAGACCACTAACATAGAGAAGAATGGCAAAGAAGTATCTGCCAGAGAGTTAGATCTCACTGGCAAAATTAAGAGTATGGTCTCTGCTGATGTAGATGCAATTGGTCTTCTATATCGTGGAGAGGATAACAAGAATATTCTGTCCTTTAAGACTACAGATGATGTTATCTGTGGTGCTAGGCCAGTCCATCTTAAGGACCAAGAGATTGTTATCTCAGAACTTGTAGATGGAAAATTTATTACCCATTGGGATAAAGTATTTAATCAAAAGTAAAAAAAACAAACTTATGTTTCAAGTAATTGCAACAACATCCAGAAAGTCTAGGAAGACTCAGAGCTGGGACCTTCGTGCTAAGAATGATAGACTTGAGTTCTCTCAGACATTCTTTAGCTTAAACAATATGCAGAACAATGAACTTACCTTTGGTAAGAGCAATGATACTTATCTGCTTCTTATCTCTCCAAATGGTCAGTTCTATAAGAAGACCAAGAGAGGTGAGAATAAGAGTAGAACTTTCTCTAATCCTACTCTTTATCAGCACCTTATCTCTTTAGGAAACCTCTTCAAGCTTGAGGTATTCCAGAAAGATGAGACTGGTACTTATTGCAAATTTGTAGCTATTGAGCCAGAAGATGATGAGGAAGCTGTAGAAACTTCTGAGGAGGTAACAGTAGATGCTCCTATTGATAGGAGAGATAACTTCAATAATTATATTTATTAATCTTAAAACTAAAAACTCATAAATAATATGTTTAATACTAATAGTGTAAAAGCCCCAGCTGCTTCAGTAAAACCAGGTATCAATGTTAATGTTCCTGTAGAAGCTATTTTTGAACCTCTTAGAAAAGATGGTTCTGGTGATCCCGTCCTCTGTGTTAGAATCTCTGATACTAACATTAAGAAAATTATGTGGGAGCCAAAGCAACTTGGTAATCCTCAAGGCCGTGCTTGTCCATTTAACTTTGAGTTCAATGGTATCAAAGGTCAGAAGGGTGTTGAGATGACTGATGAGGTAGCCAATGCTCTTGAGATGATGGGCTTCATCAGAGATACCAAAACTGTACTGACTGCAGTTGTTGGTGATGTTACTGTAGAGGGTAAGACCTATGCAGAGTTCTCTAAGAACTTTGTAGCTGCAGTAGGTAACACCAAGACTGCTGATGTTAAGCTTGTTTATGGTAGAAGTGGTTATCTGGAGTTTGCCTCCAAGGGTTATATTGCTGCTCCTAACAGTGATAAGCTAGTTCTTACTCCTGCTGATGTTGTCGTGAAGCCAGAAGTTAATGCTGACTTTACTAGCATGCCAGCTTCTGTAGACCAAGAACTGCCATTCTAAGTAAATGTATGTCTCGAACTTAAGTAGGGACTACATTTATAAAACCTTCTCACAGGAAGCCATCTTTGAAGCTTATGGTATTCCAGTAGTCAGAGGTAACTTTGTCAGTCCCTTGAGGAGAGATAAGTCTCCAACATGTGCATTTCAATATTATGGTAATACTCTCCGCTATTATGATAATAGACCAGGAGAGTTTTGTGGTGATGCAATATCTTTAGTTATGCATCTAAAGCATCTTACCTACCAAGAAGCACTGTTGGATATTTATAAAACTATGAATAATAATAGCAATACTCTTGATGAATGTATAACTAGGAAAAGTGTACGTAAATTTGATTTTGTAAAAAAAGAGAGTGTTGAGATTAAGTTGAAATTCAAAGAGTTCTCTATTAAGGAACTTGAATACTGGAATCAATATGGAATAGGTTTAGAGACCTTACAGAGATTTAATATCCGTTCTTGCACACACCTTTACCTTAAAACTAAAAGTGGAGACTTTGAGAATTGTGTAAGGGGCAGTGAGATGTGTTTTGCATACATCTTTGCTGACAACTCTGTTAAGGTTTACTTTCCTGAGAGGGAGAATTATAGATTCATCTCTAATAGTAGATGGATTCAAGGTTTGGAATATTTAGATAATCCTAAGCTCCTAGTTATTACTAAGAGTTATAAAGATGTAGTATGTTTATCATTATTTGGTATACAAGCTATTGCTATGCAGGGGGAGAGTGTTCTCCCTCCAGCATGGCTTGTAGATAAGTACAATTGTGTGTATCTTGCAGACAATGATGCTCCTGGTAAGAGAGCTGCTGTACTTATAAGAAAGAAGTACAATATTCCAATTGCATTATTTCCCCAAGAATACAGAGAAATGGGGATTAAAGATTTCTCTGATGCCTATAAAGTCCTGGGGCATGAGTTTTTACAGGACCTCTTAAATACAATTTTATAAACCTAAAGTTATGCGTAAAGTAACTGTTGTAACAACTAACAACTCTCAAGTTAATCAGTTTGAGGTTGAAGCTGGTGTTTCTACCTTCTCTCAATTAGTATCTGCTCTTCCTGCAGTAGATTTCAGTAACAAGACTGTTACTGTTGGTAAGGCTCTCTATTCTCTGGAGCATCCTGATGCTGTTCTTCCAGATGGTAATCTGAAGGTCTTCATTTCTCCTAAAGATATGAAGGCAGCTTTCCCTGCTGAGTATTATGATCTTAGAGCTAAGCTCAAGGATGCCAGATATGATGCCATTCAGGAAGATGATGAGGAAATCCTTGATATCATTGGTAACTACACTCATGATAGTGTAAATGTTATGCAAGCCAAATGGCAGGATGTTCAAGCTGTTCTTGCTAGCAGAGAAGAGGAAGATGCAGAAGAGGAGCTTTCTTCTTCTTGCTGTCTTAGCATGGAAGATAGACTCTTTGAAATTGAGTGGCAACTTGGTATTAGGAATACTGCCAATGCTACTCGCTTTAATCAGAGGGCTCTAGCTGAAGCTAAACATGCAACTCAGAAGTAAGAAAGCTATGGAGATAAAGGGGTTTCTTCGGAGACCCCAAACTCTCCAACCTAAGTTTTCCTTAGATATTGATATTGAGGAATACATTAGGAAGTGTAGGAAGTATAAATACTATCAAGCTATCAATAATGATTATATATATCATGATAAACCTGATATAATTAATAATATATACTATAATAGAAATGATAGTACATACTTAAACATCTTTGATGTCTTTAAGGAAGATAAATATGTAGTAGATTTTGATAAGTTTAAGGTAATTAAGAGTTATCAGAAACTTAAGAACTCTGAGATGTATGATGAGAGTATCTGCAAGATGGGTTTAGTTGAGAATAATGGTGAGTATTATCTTGGTATACATTTTCCTAAGCTATTCTTATCTGTAGTTAATAGTGATAGAGAACCTATAGAACTTAGAGATTGTTATTTCTATCTTGTAAGATCTTCTCTACATCTCTTTAGAACTACTCTTGATGTTATTAATAAGGATTTTATTCATCCTCATGTTAGTAGCAACTTTAGTAACTATTGTCTAGGTGAGTCTCCACTGAAAGTATCTCTGAATACTTTGCATTATAATCCAGATGATTTTACTGAGACTGATGCAGATATATTCTGGGTAAACTTTTACAGAACCATCACTCAGAAGACAGAACATGGAGATCATTATTATGCTCTTGATAGGTTGGGTAGAGCCATAAATGCAGATTGGCCTGATTTCTTAGATAAGATATATAATGATGAGGAGTTCCTAAGTAATGTTCATAAATATATAAACATCTCTACTACACCAGAAGAGATTAGTGTAACCCTTGATAAGGATGCACTTAAGAAAGATTATTTCCAACTATTCTCATATGAGAGTTCCTCTCTACCTGATGTAGTTGAGAATATGGGTAGTAATGTAAAGTTTAATGATGTAAAGATTGAGAATAAGAGATTTACATCTATTTACAAGAAGTCCAGGAAGATGTATAATAATATTGATAGTTTATTGGACAATTTCATTAAAGAGATAGCTCCAACCTCACTTATAAATAATGTTTACGATGATTATAAAGAAAAACTTAAGCAATCCAATAACTCTGGAGAACAGAGTACTGGACAAAATCAAGTATTTGAATTCCAAATGCTCTAATATAGAGTGGAGTGGTGTAGGTGTAATGAAGGTTGAGGGAGATATCTCTGATGATACTCTTAAACTACATGTTATAGACCTACTACTCAAAGATGTAGGTACTTCTGGTTATACTGAGTATGACTGGGGTACAACCTTAGCTGAGTATTTTGAGGAGAATGAAGATAAGTGGCCTGTAATGTTTTTCAGTATCCACTCTCATCACAATATGGGTGTCACACCATCTGGTGTAGATGATAAGCACTTATATGATAATATAAGTAACTTCCCCTTCCATCTCTCTGTTATTGTTAATAACAAGCTAGACTTCAATGCTAGAATTGCTACTGATATGGTAATCAATACTGTCTCTGTTAGAGGCATGGATAGCAATTATATTAAGAAGGAAGTTAATGATGGAAGAATTATTGTTGAGTATAGCATCCCTGTAAGTATTTGTAGTACAGATACTACTGAGTTTCAAGAAGAGTTTGATAGAGTGCAAGCTGAGAAGAAAGCTAAACAAGTTCCGGCATATCCTAATTATTCTGCTCCCTCTAAGAGAACTGGTCAACAGCAGATTCCATTTGCTAATCACAGTCTTGGAGTTTTAACTCAGTATACTCTAGGCACTCTGAACTATAAGATTCCTACTCTTAAGGAGGTCCTTGCAGAACTTAAGACTGATAATCATGTAGATAAGTATCTTGATGAGATAGAGAAAATCTGTATGGATTATGTAGATGCTGGTATGGCTAAGGAAGCTAAGAAAGCAGTTTATGATCTCTCTAATACTTTTGAGAGTATTGCTCCTAAGCATAAACTTATGAATGAGCTTTCTTATGGATTAGCTTCTATACACTCTATGATAGAGGATGTAGATACTATGATGAAGGATTATGATGAGGTTCCATTTGGCAGTGCTGCTCCTAAACATATCTCTAGGATGACTGATAAAGAGTGGAATGATTATATTAATGATAGAAGATACTAAAGATGAGAAGATATAATCGCTTAGAATTTAGTAGGTTCTCAGCTGCACCATTTGTAACAGATCCCCTAGATATTACTCTAGGGGGTCTAGGTGGTGTAGGTGCTTATGTAGCTTTCTTTCTATCCAGACTTAGGCATAACCTAATTGCTTATGAGATGGATAAGGTGGAAGATGTAAATCTTGATTGTCAGTTCTTCAGATACTCAGATTTAGGTAAAAATAAAACTGAGGCAGTAAATCTTATGCTTAGTGATTATTGTCAAAGTTATATT